TTTATTGTTCCCGGGACAATGTATCTCGCAAAGGACATTAACCAAACAGTTGAGAAATTTAACGAAGATAGAAAAAAAATTGGACTGATAGAGCATTCAATGGCTCCATTTATAGGTGGAGTAATGCGGGAAGAATTATTAAATATTGGAGGGTGGGATGAAAGGTTTAAATTTTGGGGTAATGATGATAATGATTTAATGCATAGATTGGGGAAGAATGGATGCAATACTGTGTGTGTCGATGAATTTGTAGCCTTTCACCAATGGCATGCTAGAGCGCCTAGAGAAGCAATAGGTGATGCAAATGAATCTTTATTGTATGAGAAAGATAAACCAATAGTCGCTAATCAAGATATAGAATGGGGGAAAATATGATTGATTTTGATAAAGTTTTTCCGTTAGTGTATCCAAGCCCACAACAGCATCCGGAATCACTTAGATTTCTAGCTGAGTTATTGAATGAATTTGAGCCAAAAAGTATTCTTGAAATAGGAACAGGATGCGGAGCATTGACTACGATGTTAGCTTTATCTGGTGCTAGGGTAGTAACTATAGATATAAGAGATAATCCTAAGCAGTATTGGGAACATTTAATTCAAGAGGGGAAGATAATGGCTGAAGATGTTGATATTACATATCATAAAGTCGATTCTCAACTTCAAGAAACAGCCGATTTAGTTAGAGATAATTACGATATGGTTTTATTAGATGCGGATCACTCCTTGAAAGGTGGTATGAAAGATTGGGATTTATACTCAGGAATGTCTAAAATCGTAGGGATTCACGATATTGTTGAGTATCAAGAAGATTACAAGAAGGAAGATGATTATGACTGGTTTCCGTTTGTAATGTGGAATAGAATCAAAAGAAGTGGTGCAGTTACTAGGGAAATTTCTAATTTAATTTCTGGTGGTTGGGGATTTGTATTTAAAGAAAATCAATGAGTAAATATATTTTAGAGTTAGGACCGGGGATACATAGATCAGGGGATACTACTGTTGCTATTGATAAATGTCCTGATGCTCAGGCAGATATTATTAGGGATTTTGCAAAGCGTGGAATACCTTTTGGAGATAACGAATTTGATGAGGTTCGTTGTTATGATGTTATTGAGCATATTGAGCATTACGAAGATTTAATTTTTACTTTTAATGAAATTTGGAGAGTTTTGAAAAATAAAGGATTATTCCACTTTACTACGCCTAATGGAGTAGAAGCAGGATTTTCTCACATTACTCATCATCGGGTATTTACTTCCGGTAGTTTTGAATACTTGAAGGATAGTGATAATTCAGAATTTATGTATATGCGTAAGTCAGATGGATTAAATGCTAGGTTTGAAATTACATGGGAACCTAGAGAAGGTCAATTGGAAGGTAAATTTTATGCAGTCAAAAAAAATAATTCAAGTTGATTTAGGGTGTGGGAAAAGAAAGCCTGAAGGTTATATCGGTATAGATATAAGAAAATTCGAGGGAGTAGATCACGTACTAGATTTAGGAAAAGACCCAATACCTCTTGTGGATAACTCTGTGGATGTTTTGCGAGCTTTGCATTTGTTTGAGCATTTTTATCCTGAACAATTATTTTATTGTATTGAGGAATGTTGGCGTATTTTAAAGCCTAAAGGTCGTATTCATATTGAAGTACCAAAGGCTGGAACAATGGCTTATTATATGCACCCTGATCATAAAATACAGTTTGTTGAAAATACTTTTGGATTTTTTCAAGTTCCGGCAGGAGGGATAGATCCTCATGGATATTTAAAAGGTTTTTGGCATGTTAGCGTATTAGAATCGCCTCACGATGAGCATGTTTTAGTAGATATGTACCCTAACAAGCCGAATGGTAGATTTGATTATCAGGAAGTAGTTGTTGACAAGGTTGTTAAAAGTAGTTAAGTTAAATTATGGTTATATTAGTTACAGGAGGGGCAGGATTCATAGGGACAAATATATGTATTGAAGCAATTAAAAGAGGACATAAAGTGATAGCAATGGATTCTTTTATTCGGCCTAAATCAGAGGAAAACATCCCAACACTTCAAGAGGCTGGTGTAGAAATTCTAAGAGGAGATGTAAGGCAAATGGTTGATTTCCAACGATCGCCAGTTCCTGATGCAATTATTCATTTGGCGGGAAACCCGGGCATTCCTTGGTCGGTAAGGTGGCCTGTTTATGATTTTCAAGTTAATGCTCAGGGTACTTTAAATGTTCTTGAATATTCGAGAGTAATGGGAGAACAAACAAAAAAGAAGATTCCTGTTGTTTATGCCTCAACAAATAAAGTTTATACAGATTTGATAAATGAAATTCCTTTGGTTGAAAAAGAAACTAGATATGAATGGGGTAGTCAGGGATATGGAGATCCACGTGTTTGGGATTGTGGACTTATGTCTATGGGGGATAAGATTTCTGGTATAACAGAGGAATTTCCTATTGATGGTTTCGGTAAATATCATCACTCACCTTATGGAGCATCTAAATTAGCAGGAGATATATATTGTCAGGAGTATTTTCATACTTTTGGAATACCGGTGGTAATAAATAGAATGAGTTGTATTTATGGGTATTATCAAAAAGGTGTACAAGATCAGGGTTGGATAGATCATTTTATTAGGCGCATAGCGTTTGGTAGTGGCAAGCTAAACTTCTTTGGTAATGGTAAGCAGGTCAGGGATATGTTGTGGGGTGGAGATGTTGCTAGGCTTTATCTAGACGAGCTAGAGAGCATAGAAAAGGTTAAGGGACAAATATTTAATATAGGTGGTGGATCTGAAAATACAATGAGTTTAATTGAGGCAGTTAGTTGGATAGAGGAAATATCTAGAAAGAAAGTAGAGATAGAACATCACGATTGGCGGCCAGCAGATCAAAAAGTCTATATTAGTGATATTTCGAAGATTAAAAAGATTCTTGGGTGGGAACCTAAAGTATCACCGAGGGATGGAGTTGAGAAAATTTATCTTAAATATTATGAAGAATTAAAAAATGAATAATAATAAAAATTTAGATTGGAATAAAGCGCAACTAGCGGAAGCAGATTCTTGGTTAATTAGAGATCCCGAAAAACGTAGGGAAAAGATAGAAAGAGAAATTGTTCGTTATCCGAAAATGCGCAAGGAAATGGGATTAGACTTAATTGATCTTACTAATAAGTTTGTGGTTGAAATAGGTGGTGGACCAATAGGAATAATTGCAGATTTACATTGTGATAGAAAAACTATTATAGAGCCATTGACTGATGAGTATAAAGAATATTGGCCTTGTCCTTATCATAGTAAGGGAGTTGGGGAAGCAATGACATTTAAAAATGGTGATGTTGATGTAGTTGTGATTACTAACGCATTAGATCATTGTCAATCTCCTGAAATAGTAATGTTTGAGATTAAAAGAGTATTAAGAGCAGGCGGTTGGTTAGTGATCCATAATGCAGTAGATTTAGCTTCGATACATAAACATCCGGCACATACTAAAAATATAGACGAATTTTGGCTACATAATTTAATTGATTCTGATTTTGAAACAGTACATGAATTGACATTTAGAAAGGATAACCTTAGATACGGTTGGATAAATTATGAAGGAAAAGTTGGGCAACCAGCCTTCGCAGGATTATATAGAAAAGTTACTGGATACTAGAAGTTGGCTTGTTCGATATAAACAGAGCAGTAATATAAATGCTGAAGAGAAGCGAAAGTTTTGGGAAAAAACAAGCGGATTTAAAACGTATGCAGTTGAAGAAAAAGGACAGGTATTTATAATTTTTGATGAAAAACAACCAATTGGAGGTGAGATAAATGAATAAAATCTATATAGGAAATCTTGAGTGGAGTGTTACAGAAGAACAAATTAAGGAAGCGTTTAGTGGCGCAGGAACAGTTGTAGAAGTGGTCATTATTAAAGATAGGGATACTGGAAAATCGAAAGGATTTGGATTTGTTACATTTGACACAAAAGAAGCTGTTGATAAAGCTGTTAATAAATTTAATGGCGTTGCGTTAAATAGAAGAAATATTTTAGTTAAAGTAGCGCGACCTAGAGAGCCAAGAGAAGAAAGGAAAGATTAAATATGAAATATGCATCTTTATGTATTCTGTCTTATGAAAGGCCTGATTTTTTAATTCGGTCTTTGGAATCATTAAAAAAGAATACTAAGTATCCTTATGAATTAATAGTTAATGATGATGCTTCATTGAATCAACGAGTAGCTTCTTATTTAACGGAGCAGTATTTTAAGGGGCATATTAGCCATTTGATCCTTAACTCAGGTAAGAATATGGGAGTAGGTAGATCCTTTAGGAATTGTATAGGAGTTTCGAATGGGGATTATATTTTTAAGTTAGATGCGGATTTAGAATATAAACCGGGTTGGATTGAGACAGCAGTTAATATTATCGAAAACAATAAAGATGCAGGATGTGTCGGGTTGTTTAACTATCTCAATTATGTGAAGGAAGATGATCGGTTTGTAAAGATCGAGGAAAGGGAAGATTGTAACGTAGTTAAGGATTTTGTTAATTCAGGCTATGGATTTAAAAGAGAAATATTTGATAAGTTCGGGGATAGTTTAGGCGATGATGGTTGGCAAGTATTTGTTAATTCTCAAGGACTTAAATCATTAATACCCAAAGAAGATGTTGTTATTAATTTCGGATTTGGCAAAGATTCAATATATGTGATGCCCGGAGGAGGAACAAGACCTAAGAGTGAATATCCGAAAATATATAATAAAACCAATGAATAAGAAAGTAAAAGAGTTTTTGAGAGAATCAAACGCCATTGAGGGTGTGTATGGTGAATATGAGCTTAAAGAGGCTCAATCGGCATGGAAACATCTAATTAGTCAGGACAAGCTAGACGATCTGGTGATTAAAAAAGCTCATTACTTACTAATGAAAAATGCAGAATTACCTAGTAGGAGTATTGGGTATTATAGACAACTGCCTGTATGGATTGGTGGAAAAGAAGCTCCCAACTTTACAGCAATACCTAACTCTATGGCTATATGGTTTAAGGCTTGTAATTATCTTCCAGTTTCAAAATATAAGGACAAAGCTAAAGAGATAAAGACAATGCACATTAATTTTGAAAAAATACATCCATTTATAGATGGTAATGGGAGGATTGGAAGAATGCTTTTGAATTGGCAGAGAGTTAAACTTGGATTGCCAGTATTAGTAATTAAGGAATCAGAGAAACAAGAGTATTACAAGTGGTTTAATTAAAATATGAATAAGAAAATAGGATTAATAGTACCAATTTATAACCTTAGCTGGATGACCATTAATTTATTTGAGAGTATTAAAGCATGCTCTAACTTAAAGGACTTCTATTTTATTGTAATAGATAATGGATCAACACAAGAGGAAAGCGACAAAGTTTTTCTTTGGCTAACTGATCATTTTGAGAATGGTAATAATTTTTATTTCTCATATACGGAAAAGCCGGTAGGATTTGTTAAGGCAGTTAATGAAGGAATAGATGAAGTTTTAAAACAGAAACTTGATTACTTCTTTGTATTAAATAACGATACTCTTGTAACTAAAGGATGGGATTTGAGGCTTCTAAAATCTCTTGAAAAAGAAGAGGTAGGAATAGTGGGCCCAGTATCTTCACCTCCTAACTGGCGTGAGTTACCGGGAGCGCAGGTAATGATTGATAGGAAACTTAGTTATAACAATATTAAGATAACGATTGAAAGGTGGGCATATTCATTACAGTTAGGGCTTGCCGGAACGGAAAAAGAAGTAAAGTTTTTGGCTTTTTATTGTGCAGGATTTAAGACGAAAATGGTTAGGAAGATAGGCAAGTTGGATACGATATTCAATTTGGGGTTATTCGATGATGACGATTACTGTATTAGGGCTTTAAAAGGAGGGTGGAAATTCATCTTAAGGAAAGATACTTATGTTCATCACTACCATAGGAGTACTTGGATCGAGCATGATTATAAATATAAGAAATTATTAGAGGAAAATAGGAAGATTTTCATTAAAAAGCATGGTTTTGATCCTTGGAAACGAGTGGAAAAGGAGCGAAAAAGAGAGCAAAAATTGAAGAAAAGCGGGTAAAAAATGTGGTCAGACCTCTCTACCCTATCGGTGGGGGAGTGGGTACACAGGCACGAATAATGAAATATAGGGACATATTGACAATAGGGGAGTAGTGGTCTATAATTAACGCATGAAATGCGGAAAATGCGGTAAAGAATTAACTGGAAAACAGACTTCTTATTGTTCCCCTAGATGCTCAAAATTACACTTAAAAAGTCTTTACAAGAAGAGAAATAGGGAAAAAGTTAATGCTTATAACCGAGAATATAGGAAGAGAAACAAGAGGGGCAAGAAAGCTAGATATTTTGTACCATCTGGGAATTGTTATTTTTGTGGGAGAACCAAAAAAATTCATCAACATCATTTAAATTACGAAATTAATCTTGTTGTAGATTTATGTCGGTCTTGCCATCACAAATATCATGTATTGATAAGGAAACAAAAGAGTAAATATGAGTAAAATAAGAAAGAATTTAATAGTAGACAATAGTCAAAAAATATACGTTGTTTTGGGTATGCATCGATCTGGAACAACATTTTTAGCACAGGCATTGGATAATATGGGTGTAGAAATGGGAATTAGTAAAGATGCGGCTAAAGATCTAAAGTGCTTTTTTGAATCTAAGACTGTAGGTCAGGTAAATAATGAAATAATACATAAAGCTGGTGGGTATTGGGATGATCCTCCAAGTGATAGAGCTATGGCTAAATCAGCGAAAGGATTATCCGCGAAGCTTAAAAAGTTAATGAAGCCGACATCTAAATTCTGGGGTTTTAAGGATCCTAGAACACCACTTACATTTCAGGAGTTAAACAAGTTTTTTAAGAAAGAGGATGATGTTTATTTATATTGTTGCTTCCGAAAACCTAAAAAGGTAGTAGCAAGCGTTATGAGAAGAAACAGGTTATTTAAGAAGAAAGAAACAAAAGAATTGGTAGACTTATATAATAAAAGAATTATTAAACATATAGAAAAATTTGTAGGATTGAAATGAATTACTTTGATACGTTTTTAGCTTTTAGGGAAGTAGATTGGCCGACGTGTGTTATTAGTTCTCTTATAAATGCTGGTTATGAGAATGTTGAAGAAGTTTTTGAAGCTGGCGAGAAGCAGATTAGAGAGGTTCGTAATATTGGACCTAAATCTGTAAAGTTAATATTTGATAGTGATAAAAAAATCGTTAGGCGTATTAAAAGATTTATTGGATTGAAATGAACAAAAAACAAGCAAAAGAACATGTTGAGAAACATGGATGGAATAAAAAGCTTGGATATTCTAAGAAAGAATTGGGAGTCGAAACTACGAAATCCCACAGAAGGAATAAGTGTGGTTGTATTTATCAATATGAATCAGGTGGGTGGATGATAAAAACTCGATGTCAGAAGCACGAAGAAGGATTTAAGTTTAAGAAGAAATTTTACGATCCAAAGAAAAAGAAATGAAAGTAGTACTAGGATTACCACATCAAACAGAGAGAGTACATGCTAGATTCATGGATAGCTTAGTGGGGCTTGTGGCTCACTCGTTAGGTCAGGGAATTGAGATAAGCAGGATTGCCACGTATAGGGATAATATAACGTTTGCGAGGAATAAGATTGCTTCTAAGGCGTTAAAAGAAACTAAGGCGGATTATTTATTCTTCATGGACGATGATATGGTATTTCAACCTGATACTCTTTGTAGACTTCTAAGATCCAATAAAGATATTACAGGAGGATTGACGTTTATTAGAACCGAACCTCACGAGCCATCATTTTTTAGACATCACAAAAAGACAGAATCATATATCCCTATCTATATGTGGAAGCCGAATGAGTTGGTTGAGTGTGATGCTTTAGGAATGGCTGCAACTCTAATTGACATGAAAGTATTTAAAAAGATGAAAGGATTCGTTCAGGAGCATAAGGATATATGGGGATTCTTTGATAATGTAGGATTCCGGGGAGAGGATATTAGTTTTTGTCAGAAGGCTAAGGAAATGGATTTTAAGATATATTGCGACACATCAGCACTAGTAGGTCATATAGGAGAGAAGATTGTAGGTTTTGGAGATTATAAAGCGATGGCTGCTAATAAAGTATTAAGTATTAAAAAGCATCAAGCAGAGAAAGGGTATAAATAAAATGAAAAGATTGTTTCGTATATTTCTGTGTCGGACTGGTTGGCACAAATGGTATGTTACCGATGTTGAACCTTTTACTTGGGAGTGTAGGCGTTGCTCTAAAACGATAATAGAATGAAAGTAATACAAGTTAAATTATCAGATCTAAAGCCAGCAGAATATAATCCTAGATCCTTAGATAAGAAGGAAGCAAAGGATTTAAAGACTTCATTGGAGAGATTTGGTATGGTTGAGCCGATTGTTGTTAATAAAGCTAAGGAGAGAATGAATGTAATAATCGGTGGGCATCAGAGATATAACATTTGGAAGGAATTAGGCAATAAAACGATGCCGGTAGTCTATGTAGATATTCCTGGCATTAAAAAAGAAAGAGAATTAAACCTTAGATTAAATAAGAACGTTGGGCGTTGGGATTGGGATATGTTGGCTAATTTCGATGAAGATATGTTGAAGGACGTAGGGTTTTTGGAAAGTGATTTAATGTCGAATTTTAGTTTGTCGGATGCAGAGGTTGAAGAGATTGAATTGGATCGATTGAATGTTATAACTGTTGAGATGCCTGAGTGTCCGGTATTGAAAGAGAGATTGGCGTTTTATTGTGATAATGAGGAAGAGTATAAAAAGATAAAGAAGTTCTTTAAAAAATCGGGTTACAGATTAGATAAGGATAAACTATTGAAGGTAATTAAATGAAAGTTTTTAGCTTGTTTACAGGAATAGGAGGATTGGAGTGGGGACTTAAAGATATGGCCGAGTTTGTTGGATATAGTGAGATTAAGAAATCTTCAATAGATATCTATGAAAAGTATAATGATGTAAAGAATTATGGTGATGTTACTAAGATAGATTTTACTAAACTGCCTGATTTCGATTTGCTGTTAGGTGGATTTCCTTGTCAGTCTTTTAGTTTAGCTGGCTTGAGAAAAGGGTTTGAAGATGAACGAGGGAAGATGATCTTTTACATTCATGATTTATTGAAGAAGAAGCAACCTAATTTCTTTGTCCTTGAAAATGTTAAAGGAATTATTAATCATAATAAAGGAAGTACGTTTGTTGATGTTGTAAAGCTTTTACAGAATGCTGGATATTATATAAGAGTGGTGTTATTAAATAGTTTGAATTATGGATCGGCGCAGAGTAGAGAGAGAGTGTTCTTCTTAGGTAGTAAGAAAGATTTTGATATAAAGATACCTAGAGTAATTAATAGCAATGTTAGGTTTAGAAATGTGAGAGATGAAAATGGAAATTATAGATTTATTACTGATAATGAAAGGAATAAGGAGAAAATTAATCAGTTAAGGAATTTCAGCTTTGAGCTTATAGGTGGATACGATCGGGTGGGTACATTGACTACGCAGGTTGGTTGTGGAGAGAAGGTTGTATATGAAAAAGAAGAAGATCAGTTTAGATACTTAACGCCATTAGAATGTGAACGCTTGCAAGGTTTTCCAGATGGCTATACAGAAGGAATTAGCGACAATGCTCGTTACTGGGCTTTAGGGAACGCAGTTAGTTGCGATGTAAGCAATTATCTATTTAAAGAATATTTAAAGGGTTTGTGGTGGTGATGTAGAATATAATTATGGCTAAATCTGACAAATCGGACATTATAAAAAAGGAGTTCATAAAAACGCTTCGTTCAGAGAAAGCAGCAGGCAATGTTTCTGTAGCCTGTAAATTGCTTAAGGTGAGTAGAGATACAGTTTATAGATATCGAAGGGAAGATAATAGTTTTGCAAAGAGATGGGAAAAAGCAGTACGCAGAGGAAGAAGGTTAATAACAGAAGAGGCAGAATTTAAGTTGAGGGAGTTGATACAAAAAGGAAATATTACTGCGATTATTTTTACATTGAAGAGTTATAAGCCGAGTGTTTATAAAGAAAAATACGAGATTGGTGGCAAAGGTAACGAACCAATTGTAGTATCAATGCCCGGTGTAGAGAAGTGGTTAAAAAAGAAGATTAAAAATGCCAAAACTAATTAAAAGTAGTGATGATGCTTTTCAGGTCTTAGAGTTAATATATAAAGACAAAGATAAGGATGGATTGTGGGAGTTCATTCATGATAACTTCGGTGTAGCTATTCCTCGTAAGGCAATGTGTGAAGATCATGATGCACCTTTTGACTTCGTTGCAGATGTATTCTTCCAAAAGGTTCAAAACGCTATCGCTTTAGCCAATAGAACAGGTGGTAAAACAACAGACTTCGCTATATTAGACGTTCTTAATTCTTATTATTGGCCGGGTTGTGAAACTGCGACAGTTGGAGCTATTGAGGAACAGGCTAAGAAGTGTTATGGATACTTTCAGGATTGGATTAATAAAATCCCTATATTTAATGAAAGGGTATTAGAATCATTAATGAGAGAGAGTAGATTTACAAATGGATCAATGGTGCAGATTCTTACAGGAACGATGTCCGGGGTTAATTCTCCTCATCCTCAAAAGGCATTTTTAGACGAAATCGAGCTAATGATGTGGAATATCATACAGGAGGCGTTTTCAATGCCCCAGTCGAAGGGAGAGATACTTGGACAGCTAATCCTTACATCTACTAGGAAGTTTGCATTTGGACCTATGGAGAGGCTACTAGATGAGGCCGAGAAGCGTGGATTTAAGGTGTATAGGTGGTGTGTTGCAGAAACAATAGAACCTCACTTGGAAGAGGAGGTCAAAAATACCGTTCTGTATGAAGATTTAAAAGACTATTATGTTGATGGTAAGTATCCTTCTGAAGGTTATTTAAAAGTAAAAGATGTTATTGCTTCTAAAATGCGATTAGACGAGGATACTTGGGATTCTCAATGGATGTGCAAAAGACCTTCTCAAAAAGCATTAGTATATCCGCAGTTTAATGAAGCGTTTCATGTAAAGAAAACAAAGGTTGATACAGGTGGAGAGTTAGTATTGGCCGAGGACTTTGGTTTTGCAGAGGGGCATGCTGATGTGGTTGGATTCTTTCAGCCAAAGCCTTCTGGTAAAACTGTAATGGTAGATGAAATATGGATAGAGGGTAAAACAGATAGCGATATTATTACTATGGTCGAAGATAAAATAATAGAGCATGGTTTCATTCCCGATCGGTATAAAGATAAAAAGAGAACGGATCACGACTTAAGGAAGTTATTAAATAGAGCAGTGAGTGTATGGTACTGCCCTATTGAAGAACCATCAAAGATAGAATTAAGAAGAAGGGCAGGTTTTAAAGTTGTAGCGATGGGTGATCCGGATTCAAGGAAAGTTATTAATGGACTACCTCTTGTTAGAAAGGCTTTGCAGGATAGAGTAATCATCTTCGACCCGAAGTGCAAAGGGACGATTAAAGAGATGAAAATATATGCTAATAAAGTGCGTGCAGACGGCACTATTCTTGACGAGCCAGCAAAAAAGAATGATAATGGACCTGATATGGTACGATACTTCTTTATCAATCATTTTCCAGCTAAACAAGCAGGGCATTTCCAAAAAACTAAGAGTGGGGCAAAGACTATTACAGCAGGTGTTTCAACAATGGAGTTTTAATTATGATATAAAAGAGTAATGGCAAAGAAACCTATAAACAAGGGAGAATTGGGTGGAAGCGGTACAACTAGTTATGGTGGAGTTGTCTCGGATGTTGAATATAATGCCACTTTAAATACTGAGTATGGTGGTGTTGGACTTAAGATTCTTAATCGGATGCGAAAGAGCGATCCTGTTATTAAATCCACGCTTTCGATTATTAAACTCGCTATTCTTCAAGGTGAGTGGTTTGTAAAGGCTGCATCAGAAGAAACAAAGGATGAAGAGATTAAAGAGTTTGTTGAGAAGGCTTTGTTTGAGCGAATGGATAAGGACTGGAAAGAAACGCTTAAAGATATTCTTACTTATTTAGACTTCGGCTTCTATGTTGGCGAAAAAGTGTTTAAGGTTGAGGAAAACTTTGTTTGGTGGAAGAAGCTTGCATTCAGAGCGCAAACATCAATTCAGAAGTTCCAAACAAAGGATAAGAAAGATGGTGTTACTCAGATATTGTCCGGTGATAAGGTAGGTAAAAAAGATGATAGATCTCCATCAATACCAATGGGGAAGCTTTTAGTATTCTCAAATGAAAAGGAAGGGGATAATTGGCGAGGTGTTTCTATTCTTCGATCTGCATATAAACCTTGGTTCTTTAAAGAGAATTTAGAGAAGATTGATGCTATTGGATTTGAAAGGAATGCTGTCGGAGTGCCTATATTCTCTATGCCATCAAATCCTACTCCTGAAGATGTCACAGCTGCTGAGGAATTAGGTAAGAATCTAAGAGTTAATGAAAAGGCATATGTGTTATTACCTAACGATTGGGAGCTTGAAATTGGATCTACTAAGTATGAGGGGCAAGGAATAGGCAAAGCGATAAATAGATATAATCGGGATATTGTTTCAAATGTATTGGCTCACTTCTTAGATTTAGGATCGGGCCCGACTGGATCAAGAGCATTATCTGTCGATCAATCAGAGGCTTTTTATAAATCAATACAGGCGATAGGAGATTATATAGCTTCTATTTGGAATGGTCATGCAATTAAGCAGTTAGTCGATTTAAACTTCGATAATGTAACTGAATATCCTAAACTTGGTGTAGAAGGAATTGAAAAGATTGATGTAGATAGGTTTAGTAGGGCGCTTCAAACTCTTACAATGTCAGGGATTATTAATGCAGATGATGACCTAGAGGATCATGTTAGAAGTAAGCTTAAGTTGCCTGACAAAATGGAATTAGAAGAGGGTGAGGAAAAAAAGGAAAAGCCTAGTGGTAAAAAGAAGGTAACTGAAAAGGATGACGAAGAGGAAGAAGAGACTGTTAAGGCAAGCGAAAAAAAAAAGAAGCTAGGAACAGTAATTGAGGTAGTAAGCAAGAAAGAGAAAATAGGTTGGCGGCCACTAACATTTGCAGAAGATAAGGTTAATGTTGAATCACTTAAAAGGCAGATGGATTTCCTTGAGGCAGAGATAAATAAAGAATTGCCGAAGGTTTTATCAGCAGAGATTAGTGGGTTAATGGACGA